CAGCCGCTGCAGCGCTTTCCTTTGCCGCTGTGGCAGCCCCGGCAGCCGCACCGGCCTCCTGCGTGGCCTTGGCGGCAGCCTCGCCAATGCTCCCGGCATCCTTGGCGGCAGCCGCAGCAGAGGTTGCTGCTCTCGCCTCAGACTGCGATGCCGCGTTCTGCGACTTCCCGGCAGCAGTTGCCGCAGCCTCAGCGTTTGCCTCGGATGCTGCCGCCGCGCCCGCAGACTCCGCAGCGGCTCCCTTGGCCGCGTTGGCGGTATCTGCGCTGGCCGCAGCAGCCGCAGCACTGGCAGCGGGACCGCCCGCCTCCTTGCCGGCCTTGATGGCGGCATCCTCAGCGGCCCGGTGCGCGTTTTCCGCGGCATCCTTGGCGGCCTGCGCCACCCGCACCGCGTTGTTGGAGTTCTCCAAGATCTGCTGCACCACATCCGGCGTAGGTGTACCGGGGTTGTCTCCGTCAATGCCAGAGTGATCCCGGATGGAGTAGGGGAGGTCTACAGTGATGCGCTGCAGCCCATCTGCGAGGCCCAGAAATACGATCTTGCCGCGGCCTGCGTTGTCGGCAGTTGCCTCAGGCGGCACTTCCAAGATACCGTCAGCTCCGACTGTCTTTTTTGTCGCCGACCCGCCGGGTGCATGGAACACGGCCAAAGCCTCCAGACCGCTCCACCCCTCTCCGAAGATGACGCGGACCTTTTCCGTGCCGTAACTGTCCTTGGTTCCCAGCTCAATGCAAGGCGTGATCGAAAAGTTTCCCTCTACGACCACGTCATAGTTCATCAGTACAATGGTTTTTATGATGGCCACCTCCTCTTAGCTGCCGTTCCCGCCAATGGGATACTCCACAATGATTGTGCCGGACTCTCTCGCAATGTGGACGCGTTGACCGGCAGAGAATGTCACTGCGGCATTGTAGGGATAATGTTTTTCCGCCGGAATCGTATCACCGGGCAAGATCAGCGCGATCCCATCGCTGTATACGGCGCTCACTGTGGCAATGTTCCCGCTTTTAGTTGTCGTTTCAAGCGCTTTGCGCTGTTGGTAGTTCTCAATCAATGCTGTAAAACACCTTCTTTGCCGTATGCGTCATCTGACCGCCCGGGACACAGTCAAGCGTCCACTCCTGTTCCTCCAGCAGGCCGATGCCGTCGCGCATCATTAGTATGCTGTCATTCAACCTGTGAGGCTGCTCTGTGTCCCCGCAGGATGTAAACGTATAATTTGCGGCCCCCATCATGCTCAGCAGCATCCTGTTCTTCACATGCGTTTCAAGCGCAGCCTGCGACGCGATTCCCTCTACCGTCTCCACGCTCACGATGCGACGCCCTCGCCGCATGATGCTCAGCGGGCTTGTGGGGTTGACGTTCTCAGCCACGGCGCGCAGCTCTTGACCCAGATCCGCACTGCTCACGATGTCCACGAAAACATTGGCCGCATTGAATGTGTCTGCCTCAACACTCATGGGGATGCGCAGCAGGGTCGCCTCATCGGCTCCGTAGCGGTGCGTGCGGTTATTGATGGACGCTGGCTCCCAGGGCTCTGCCACGGCAACGCCGCTGCCGTCAAAATAAATGTCCCGGTAATTGATCTCGGCAAGCAAAGCGGACACGACTGCGTACCGCGTTGTGCCGATCTCCCATTCATGGTCTGTCATCAGCACATCGTCTGTGTCGATGATGCTGACCACGTTGACGCCAGCCGCCAGCAGCTGCTCGCGGATCGCCGTGGTGTATCGCGTCCCGGCGCGGATCATTAGGGTGCGCTCCAGCACACTCAGATTGCGCAGGGCATAGCCCTGGTCGTACCCAGTCAGTTCCTGCGTTTTGTGGCCGTATTCGTCCACGCTGGCAGGGCACGTCGTAACACAAAACAACCCCAGTGGCGTTCGGTCAGTGTTGTCCACGCGCACAACACTCAGCATGTCCGTCAGCCAGTTGACGTCCTCGTCCGGCTCCACGGTCAGTGTGACGGTGCTTTTGACCTCGGCGCTGCCCGTAAAGCGGATTTGCGGGGTGCAGTCAGCAGGCACCTGCAGCACGCGGTAGGGTGCACCGCTGCGCATGGCGACAAACTCATACCGGATCATACTTGACCGCCTCCCGCTGTATCTCGGTTATGCTCAAGCTCAACGGCGTGCAGCCGTGGTCGCGGCTTTCCTGCAAATCCTTAAAAACGCCAATCGCCAGATGCCCGGCTCTGTCCTTATATACGACCTGCTGTCCGGCTAAGCTGCGCAGTTTAGCCAGTTCATCCGCGCTTCTACATGCGTGAGCAATAGTATGTGTCACCACTCGGTTGCCTGCATCATGCCAGACCGGGAGCTCTTGACCCCAGTACTGCTGGTAACTGCCGTTAAGGCTTGTGCTTTTTGTGTAATTCTGGTAGCTGGTTGCATATTTCAGCGCCAGCCACCAGCTGCCGTTGAGCGGTCCGATTGCGGCATAGGGCACACTGGGCGCAGCTGTGACCGGCGCGCTGTCCGTATAGTAGCCGTCCGCATCAAAAATGCGGATCACGTACCGGTGATCCAGCACGCCGGTGCGGTCTGTGTACAGTCCTCTATCCGCCTTGGCGATCAGTTCACCGTCCCGCAGGATGTACGCGTTATCTCCGCCCCAATGCAGCCGTACCTCTCCCCAGCAGCTCTCTGCGTTGCAGATCACCGGGTCACCAGGTTGATTTTTGACTTTGATCTCGCAACTGGCCCACGGGGACGCGTCCCCGTAAGTGTTGTAGATGCGGACAGACAGAGTATGCTTTCCGTCCGCCAGCACAGCGTCAGACTGCCACTCTTTGCCCGTGCCGTAGTGCACGCCCAGGCTCACTCCATCCACTGCGATCTCATAGCCGTCCTGCTCCTGCGCCTGCCAGCGCATTTTTGCAAGCGGTTTGTTATCATAGTAGGAGATGACCGGGGCTTTCGGCGCGCGGCGGATTGCAAAAATCGCCGCGCCGGAATAGTTGCCAAACACGCCGTCTGTGTTTTTGGTGCGCACGCGCCAGTAAATAACGCCGCTGGAAAATGTGCCGGCAGCTGCCTGGTAGCTCTTATCTGCATTGTCCGCGTTGGCCAGCACAAGATAGGACGCGCCGCTGTCGGTAGAGTAGCTCAGCTCCCACCCGGTTTGAGCCGTACCTGTCACGTTCGCGTGCTGCCACACAAACGTAATGCCCTGGACAGTGTCATCCATGTACTCGCCCGCGGGGCTCACTGCTACAGGTGTGCTCAGCGCATCCAATGTGGACACACTGATCGTATCGCTGATAACCTTTGAGCCGGTGTTGGCAACCGCCTCAACATACCAATCCAGTGTTGTGCATCCCTCGGCAAATGTGTTTGCCGGGACGTCTGCATACTGCTGCGATCCGCTCACGGCGGCGGTGTGCCATGCGCTCTCGTTGTTGGCCTTGTAGTAAAGTGTCGCACTCTGCTGCGTGACGTCGCCGGGCCGGTCATCACTGTCAACGCTAAAAACCCAGCTGAATCGGTTGTCAACTGCCCGTGGCGCAGATGCTCCCGCTGCAGGGGTCGTGCCCTTGACGGACACTGGCACCTCAACGTTGGTCACCTGCACCCAGCCGGATGTGTGCGTGGTCCCCACGGTACTCCGCGCTATAACGCGCCACTGGTAGCTGCCAATGGGCAGTACGCCGCAGTTGACGGTCACGTGGGTCGTGTCGTTGCCGACGCTGGCAAACTGCGCAGGGTCGGCCATATTATCCGTGCGGTACTGAAGCACAGCAGATGCCTGCTGCAGCGCACCGCTGATAGAGCCACTGGCGATACTGCCGACAAAAGCCCAGCTAAACGTGGCGTCAAAGCCGTAATACGTCTTGCTGGTAGGGCGCAGGTCGTCCACCTTGGCGCTGGGGTCGGCAAGTGACAGGGAGTAGGTAGGGCTCTCCGTCACCGTACCGGATCCATAAGCCCCTACTCGCACCCGCCAGCGGATGCCGCTGCCGCTTGACCATGCGGTAGTATCCAGATCGTAGGACGTTGCGCCATTGCTCAGGCTGATTGTCTGGCCGTTTCCGCCGTCCTGGTCCGTAATAACGATCTGGCAGGTGGAGTTGCTGCGCTCAAAGTCATCTTCTGCGTTAGTCGTCCACTGCAAACGGTACTTTGTGTATCGCGCCACCGTTCCGCTGGTCCAGGCTGTGCCCGTCGGCGTGATGACACCTTGGTAGCTTACACAGTTGATCACCGTATCGCTGCGGCTATCACCAACGTTATTGTATCCGCTCTCGGCATTCACATATATGCCGTAAGCTAAAATTTCTTTTTTGTTTTTCTGAGTGAACGCGTCAAATGAAAACGAGCAATTTCCGTAAGAAAAATTGCTCTGCTCGCAAACGCTGTTCTGGCCGCTGTGATAGCTCGAACCTGCGCTGTTGGCAAGTGCATATCCAACCAGCCTGACTCTTCGGCTGCCATTTCCGTATGCGGGGACACGGACGCTCAAGCTCCCAATATACCGGCTTGTGTTCCCCATCCCAGTGCTGAATAGCCACGAGCATCTGTATGCTTGGTAGTTGGCATTGGGGACCCTGTTGTTTGCCGCAAAGTTTCTCGTGCTCCAGCTGTGCGATTTCACGTCACCGCCCCCTGTCTCATGCTCATGGCTTCATTTTTTGCAATGGCCACAATATCGTTAAATTCCTTGACATTCTTGGCGTCAATGGTTATCTGCCCGATACTGATATTGCTGCCGCCCAGAAGTCCGCGCGTCTGGCTGTTGTTGTAGATACGCTCGCCTCCTCGCAGATTGACCAGCTCCGGCCCGTTTTCGCCCACAAGCGCCAGACCGCCGTGCGCGCTGCGCGTGCCGGTGGCGTACTGCGGCACCTTGCTGTTGGCGGTGCGCATCGTCCCGGTCGTGGCAGATGTGATGCTGCTCATGGCACTGTTGATCTGGTTGCCCTTGCCAATCAGCACCGCAATAACAGCCACAAGCGCCGTAATACCAGCAACAATCAGCATGATCTTGATGTACAGCGGGTCCATAAAGCTCATAACGCCGCTGACCATGCTTTTTACAGTCCCTACCGGCCCCTGCAAGTCTTTAATAGCCTTGACCACCAACAGCACCACCGTCGCAATGCTGGTTATGGAGATCACCGCCGTCAAAACAGGCGTCGGAATTTTGCTGACCGCCTCGGCAAACGCTGTAATGATAGGCAGCAGCGCCTCGGCAAAACTGCGCTTTACCGCATCCCCCTGCTTATCCAGCTTTTGCATCGCGTCATCAAGTTCGCCAAAACTCTGCAACGTCTCGTTATCGACCACATAACCGACCTCGTGCGCCTGCTCGGCCAGTTCTTTCAGTCTGCCGCTGCCCGCCTCGATCAGCGGGTTTAGATCGGTAGCAGACCTGCCAAAGATATCCATCGCCAGCGCATCGCGCTCGGTCTCATTTTTCACCTTACCCAAGGCGTCAATGGTTTTCAAAAACACCTCATAGTTGTCCTTGAGCTTCCCGCTGCTGTCCGACACTTTTACATGCAGTTTTTTAAACGCCTCGGCTGCAGAGCCTGTCCCGGTTGCCGCCGTCTGCATATTGTTGGTCAGCTTCACCAGACTGCCGCGCAGCGTGTCCGTGCTGACATCCACAAGCTCACTGGCGTACTCAAACTCCTGCAGCTGGTCTGTGGTTAGGCTCGTCTGCGTAGACAGCGTCAGCAGATCATCTGCTGCCTTGCTCATGTCCATCGTGGAGCTTGCAAGTGCTCCCACCAGGCCGCCGACCACCGTGACGGCAGCTGCGCCGCTGGCCGAGAAGCCGTCCAGCTTGTCAACCGCGGTCTGCAAGCCGGGCGGCAGACTGATTCCCAGCGCATTGGCTAGGCCGTTTACCACATCAGCCAGGCTGGCGGTAGTCTTGTTGGTTCGCTCCTGCTGGTCGCTCAGTTCCTTCAGGAGGTTTTCCTGCTTGGCAACCTCTGTCTGGGCGCTGATCAGGCTTGCTCGCCACTGCATGGTCGTTTTACTGGACTCACCCTCACGCCGGGCGCTGTTTTCGTAGGCCTGCTGCAGCACCTGCACTTTATCCCGGTAGCTCTGCAAAGTCTGCTGTGCGGCCTCGTACCGCTGCTTTAAGGCAACCTGCCGGTCGTCCATTTCGCGGGTCTGTTCGGTCACAAGCTGCATCTGCTGCTTATTTACCTTCAAGCCCGCGTTTACTTCGCTCAGTGCCGCCTTGAATTGCTGGTCATTTTCCACGACCAGGCTGACACCTGCTTTAGGCATCGCCATCTGCAAGCCCCCTTTCCTGTGGCAGTTCAATACCATTCATGGCGCAGTATTCTGTAAACTGTGCAAGCAGTTCATCCAGGCTCAAAAACCGCGTTTCCCGCCTGGTATAGCCCAGCAGCCCCACCGCGATGTATTGCAGCCTGGGGAAATTTATGATTCGGTCGCCGTCAAAGTGCCGCTCGGGGACATCGTCAACCCAGATTCGCTCAGCATCGTCTTCATCGCCTGCAGCACCTGACGGCCTGACCCGTTTTTTCCGTAAAACTCCATAAAGGCCTCTTCAACGCTTGCAACCAGCCCGCCCTGCAAATCGGCAAAGGAAATCAACTTTTTGACCACGGCCAGACTGGGCGCTTCATTATCCTGGTGGTGTTCCTCGTTATCCAGCTCCACGCCCTCGCGCACCAGCAGCCAGATGATGTAGGCGGCTTCCTCGGGGTCGTTCAGCTTCTCGGCTACGACCTTCAGGTCACCAAAGTGCTCCTGAAGTTCCTTCACGTTCTGCAAATCGAACAGGGCAGGGTATCTGCGCCCGCGCAATACAATTTCTGCCATGGTATCACTCCTTGATGTTCAGGAAGGCTTTCAGCCCGGCCAGCGCCTTGGCGTAGTCATCAAATTCCTGCTTTTTCTCAAAGTCGCCGTCGCAGTTGCACTCGGCAGCGCCGTTGAGTTTTGTGGTACCGTAGGACACACTCTTGGTGGCCGTGTTCAGGGTATCGCTCACCGGGTCAAAGCTGGCGCGGTAATACCCGACCAGGCGGTAGACCAGCTTTCGTTCCGGGGTTTTCAGCTTGCCAAGCGCGGCAACGCGCACAAGGGCAGGCGTATCGCCATCTTTGCGCTCAAGCGTCTTTGTGCTCTCATCATAGTGGTGGCCGCCAAGCTCGGCCTCATCTTCCAGACTCAGGAAGCTGCGGTCAATGGTCAGCTTGGCCGACGGCGAACCGCTGTCACGCTGTTCGCGGCGGTCACCGGCCCACAGCTCGCTGCTGTCGCTATCATTTTCGCCCGCATAGCTGATGACTGCACGGGTGATTTTGCCTGCACCCAGGCTTTCCGTCTCGGTGCCGTCATCGTTGGTCGTTACCGTGATAGGGCAGTAGCCGTAGTAAGGCAGTCCGATATATGCCATAATTTATTCCTCGCTTTCGTTCCAATCGCAGCCGTCGTCGGTCTCCGCCTCAACGTATGCAATATGATGTTTTGTCTCGTTATCATAGCCGTACTCAGTAGAGCCAATGATAAAACCGGCTTTTCTCAGGGCGTTGCGCATACGCCGCGCACGCACCTGGGGCAGTTCCCTGGCATACCAGGCAGCACGCAGCTTTAGATACTGCTGTTCGTCCCGGTCACCGGCGTAGATTTCCGGCGTATCATTCAGCACACTCAGCACCACATAGCTGTCCGGCAGTGGGGCGTCCTCGTTTTTCAAAAAGGACACGCTGCTGCACACGGTCTCCAATGCGGCCAGGGCCGCGTCGATTCCGGTCATAGTTTTCCCTTTCTGCGCAGCACATCCTGCATGGCCACACTGACGGCATTTTCACAGCTGCTGGCAGCCTGGTCCAAAAATGGCTGCGCAGCCTGCTTGGCAGAGCCGTATTCCAGTGATACCGCCTTCTGCATCTGGGCGGTTTTGTCCTTATATTTCGGGCTTGAACCGTGGCCTGTATCGTACCCGCTGAAGCTCACCTCCAGGCCGTAGCCGCCCTTCTTGCGCTTTTTTGGTTTGCCAGCACGCACGCTATCCGCCAGGTGTTTGTCTGCGCGGTTGCTGTGGTGCTGCCGGACACGTTGTTTCAGTGCGTCCGTTGCAATCGGGGCCGCGGCGGTCAGCATTTCCGGAGCAATCGCGTCCAGGTCTGCCATCCCCGCCAGCTGTTCTGCAAGTTCATCGCTCCACACCAGATTCATCCTCACGGCGGGCCTCCTTTTGTCTGTGGCAGGTCACTGACGGTCAGCTCGACCGTGCTGCCGGTTTCATAAGCCCGTTGGACGCTGTAGCGGTTCCCGTTCCACTCGATCACGCGCTCCCCGCTGTATTCATCGGCATGCAGCACAAATACTGCGGTCAGGGTCGTGCCGGCAGCTTCAGCGGCGAAAAACTCGCCCCACTTCACGCTGCGGCGCTCGCCGTATACGGTGCGCACTTGGGTGTAGTGGTGCTCCAGTACACCCTGCACCTTTTTCGGGGTGTCCCGCAAAAGGGTGATCTGTTCCGTCCAGTACATGGGCATCTCCTTACTAAAAAAACACCGCCGGGCATAGGCACTCCGGCGGTGCATCACAGCACAGCGCTCATGCGTCGGGCCAGTCTGTGTAGTTGGTCGTCATTCGCAGCTGCGCCTTCTGCTCATCGTAGGAGGCTTTCAGCTTATCGTAGTCGCCGGTCGGCCAGAAGTTGGCGCGGCAGTAGGTGATGACGGCACGGCGGATCAGCGGGTCCTGCGTGTCCAGGTTGGACACACCGGCCTGTTTCAGGTCAGCCAGGGCCGCATCCACCAGGTCGCTCACTTCCTGCGTCAGCTCCTCCGGCATATCAGACCGGCGCAGCGCTACCGTCACTTTGGACAGCAGGTCGTTGTCAGCCATGGGTCACGCTCCCATCAGCCCTGGGCAGGGATGGTCAGCGCCACAAAACCGCCCTGGGCAACAACATCAGCACCCAGCTCCACATCGCCGCGGATGGTGTCCATCAGCTTGTCAAAGGCAAAGTCAGCGGACACGGCGATCTCGTAGTCGCTGAACAGGTCAAGCTCCATTGCGGCAGGCACGCCGTAGAACATGGTGCGCTGCGCATCGGAGGTCTGGGCCGTGCCAGCGCAGGCGGTCAGGTTGCTGTTCAGGCAGTAGCGGACACTCAAACCGCCATCCTTGATGATGCCGGTGTTGGGGTTGTCGGTGTCGGGCTCGATCTCATAGACGGCCTTTTTCTCATTGGTGCCGCGCACGTCACCAAAAGCCACCAGGTCAGCCTTGTTCAGGAACAGCACTGCGCCGCCCTCGACGCCCTCATCGCCGCCAAAGGCCAACACCAAATTGCGCAGGGTCTTGTCATTGATGACGCCCTTTTTGCCGCTGTCCACGGTAGCGTCTTTGGTGACAACCAGGGTGCTCTCTTTCAGCTTACCGACAATGAGCGCAGATGCCTTTTTGCGCAGGGCCAGCAGGGCCTGCTCGCGGACCTTGGCCTCATACAGCAGCGGGCTCTGCTTCTGCACCTGGCGGCTGATGTAAGCCAACACAGCCACGGAAGAGGGGCTGATGGTCACGGTGCCGAAGGTGGGCTCTTTGACAGTGGCCGCTGCGCCCTCGGTCTGTTCGGCAGCAGCATCGACGTCGGTCTTGATGTAGGCAACCTTGTTGCTGCCCATGCCGTCACAGTTGACGACCTTGACCAAATCGACGATGCTAGAAACATGCGGACCGACGACATCATTGATGCCGGACACCTCGGTCGGGGTGGCAAGCTTGCCGCCGCTGATCAGAACGCTGCGGGTCTCGGCCACCGAGATGCGGCCCTGGCGCGTTTCTTTGAACTGCTGGGCGCGGGTCTGGGCATCGGTGTTGGCGGTGGGGTTGTCCTGGGGCGCACCGGCACCGTCCGCAACCTTGGCGGCAATGCCGAGGCGGCGCTGCTCGGTCTCATACTGCGCGATGCGCTGGCTGATCTCATCGGCCTCGGCCTCCAAGGCGTCCAGGTCGGCACCCTCGGCGTTGACCTCGGTGCGGATTTCGGCGGCGCGGGCGCGCAGCTCCGCAATGGTCATTTCACTGGTTTTCTTTTTCATGGTTCACACTCCCAAAAGTTTCAGTTTGATTTTTGTTGCGGTATCCGCCCTTTGCAGTCTCTCCGCTTTAATTCTCTCGATCTCTCCGTCAAGGAATTTTCGGGCGCTGATCGATGTAGCATCGTTGGCCGGTAGGCTCACGGCGCTCACATCGTACAGTTTCTTGATCTTGGTGATCGTGCGGTTCACGGTCACGGTGTTGTTTTCCAAATCGCGGGTGGCCTCACGCTTATCCTCGGCCACGGTAAAGCCAAACGACATCTTATCGGTGTAGCCGCCCTTGATTTCGGCAAACAGCTGCCGCCCAATCTCGGTGCCGCCCAGATCGGCGGTCACTTTCAACCCGGCTCTGTCAGCGGCCAGAGCCAACGTGCCGTTTTTGGTACGGGCAAAGACGCGGCCCTCATGGTCGTACTGCATGATGACGTCATCCATGTCGCAGTCATCAAAAGCGTGCGGGTCGATCTGCTCCATGATGCGGTAGGAGGTGCCGCTGTCACCCCTGTACTCATACAGCAAATAGGGCTGGTTGAACGTACAGGCGTAGCCCTCCACTTCCTGCTTGGAGTCCGGCGCGGCGGGGTCAGCGGTTCGGACCTCCAGCCGCATGGCGCGGTATTCCCGGCCATTGTTCAACTTTTCCAACAATTTCTCATTACTTTCCACTGGTTAGGTCGTCTCCTTTCTTTGTTACGCTGCCATCGCTACCCAGCAGGTAATACTCGCCGCGTATCGTGTACGCTTGCCCCTGGCCGTTCGGCAGGGGCGGCAAGTTCCAAATTTCGCGGATTTCATCGCGGTTCATAATGCCGCGATCCGCCATCTGGGCCGATACGTTCAGTTTTTCGGTGTTGCTCATGTATTGCAGCCGGTTGGCTGTCGCCATCAGCAGCGTGCCGCCCGCGCGTTCGCGCTCGGTAAACAACATTTTTGTGGCGACCTCGCTGAACTGGATGGAAAACGGCTCGATTTTACCCTCATAGAACGCGCTCCAGGCGTCGCCGTAGGCGCGGTTTTGCAGCACATCCTCGTTGGTGCCGAAGTAGTTGAACACATTGGTGTTGATGCGCTCCATCTCATCGGCGGCCACAACATAGGGCTTAGCCTCCAGCTGCTTGATGTCCGTGTAGGTGTTAGGGAACAGCAGAATGCCGCCGCCCTCGCCTTGCAGGTTTTCCCGGCTGAATCGCTGGCGCTCTTTTGTCAAATCCTTATCGCTGGAGAAGTTGTTCATCTTGGCGGCAAAGCGGAAGGTCGCGCCGTTTTTAACGGCCTCGGCAATGCCCTGGTTTTGCAGATTTACCAGATCCATCGTGGGCGTCAGCGCGTGGTTGTTCTCGCCAAAAATATCGCTCTTGTACTGGAATTTTGTCATAATGCCGCACCGCGCCATTTCAATGGCGGCGATCTGGCCGCTGCGGAATGTATAGCGCAGCCAGGGCGCGGCCCCATACTGCACGATTTCACAGCTGGACGGCAGCACGGGGAACATGCCAACGGTCTCACCAAACTCATTGATGACCGGCACAATAAAGGCGGTGTTTTGCACCTCCAAAATTGTGCAAAGCCTGTACAGGAATTGTCCCCAGGTCTGCCACTCATTCGGGCCCTGCCGGAGGCGGGTCTGCAATTTCGGGTTTGCGGGTCCCTGCACGGTGACGCTCAGCTTGCTGGCGTGGGTGGCCGTGGCGTGGATCGCGGCGCGCACGATCTCGCTCTCATACAGCTCGCCGCCCCAGGTCAAAAAGCTGGGCGTATAGCCGTCCAGTGTCGTCCAGAACCCAGACGCAAAGACCTTGGCGCTGATCTTCCCGAAAATTGATTGAAATAAACCCACGCTCATCACCCCGCGTTCTTTAACTGGCCGCCGATCTCGGCGCACCATTTCTGCCGCACCGTCATCCCATCCATGAGCGCGGCGCAGCCGTCAATGTGGTCGGCGGCGCTCATCTTCACGAGTTTGCATCTGCCGCTGTCGTTTTCGACTTTCAGCGCCGTGTTCAGCAGATGCACTTTTAACAGATCGTTGTCTCCGATGTTGATGATGCCGTCTTTCAGCAGCCCCTCAACTTCTCGGATCACAGGCGTCAGGTTGAACCCCTGGAATACATCGTCCATGTGGAATCCGTATTGCTTCATATCCTGTACAAGATACTGGGCCGTGTATCGGTCATAGCCGACCTGCAAAGGATAGATTTTATACTGCTCTATCAGCATCTTAAACCAGTTATAACAATCGTGATAGTCGACAAAGTTATCACCGCTCAGCGTCAGGATGCCGCGCTGGACATACGCCGCATAGGGCAGCCCATCCCGCTCGGTAGCCTCTTGCAGCTTCTCGGCTGGGAGGAAGAAGTGCGCCAGCACATTCAGCTTGCCGTTTTTCTCAATGATCGCCACACAGGCGGTCAAGTCGGTTGTGCGGCTCAGGTCAATGCCGCCCACGCAGTAGCAGTTCTTGAAGTCAGCCGGGTCGATGTGCGCACCGCAGGCGCGCTCCACAACATCGGAGGCCAGCCAGGCAAGGCTAGAGTTTTGCTTGATGTTGCAGTATTTTGTTAAAAACTCGGCCCGCTTGGACAAACTGCCCTCAGCAATGGCGATCTCCTCCAGCAGGTAGCTGACGCTGATACTCACGCCCAGATTGGGGTTGGCTTTAGCCAATTCGTTAATATCGCTCCACTTGGCAGGATCGTCGATCATGTAAAGAAACGGTGCAAGGCGCATCTCTTTGGAATCGCCCAACAGGAACCGGGTGGCGCGCTTTATCAGTTCATCATAAACGCCCTCATTCACATAGCCTGCCGTGCTGATTGCCAGCAGCATGGGTTGTGTGCGCGCGCCAAAACTCGACTTGATGACCTCGTAGAATTTCAGCCCGGCATCACCGGGCCAGCTGGCGACCTCATCGGCCACGCACAGGCTGACGTTTAGACCGTCCGACTTTTTTGCGGAAAACGCCAGCGGCTTTGCGCTCGTGTTGCTGTTCGCAATGTAGATGTCTGTGCGCCGTTTCTTGCTAAGCTGGCTCAGCTCTGGGTCCTTGCTGAGCATCTGATAATAGGCATCGTAGCACAGCCCCGCTTGCTCCAGCTTAGGCGCGGCAAAGTAGATGCGCCCGCCATACTCACCGTCCAAAAAACTGCAATAGGCAGCAATGGCGGCTGCCAGCAGCGTCTTGCCGTTTTTTCGGGCGATAATAACGACAACCTCACGGAATTGGCGGTGATCGGTGTCATCCATTACGCCGAACAGTACCGACAACAGCGCCTTTTGCCAAAGCTCCAGCACAATCAGCTGGGGAGCCAGCGCGCCCTCATGGTGCCGGCAGAAATTTTCCACAAAACGGATCGCTTTCTGCGCTTTTTTGGGGTCAAAGTGAAACAGCCCTTTTTCCAGACCGTCCACAACATACTTGTACCAGACCTTGATCCAGCGGCCCACGATGATGGTGCCGTCCGTGATTTTCTGGTAATACTCGTAGATGTAATTATTCACGGGCCAGCTGCTCCAGTCTGCTCTCACGCTTTTCCGGGGGCAGCAGCTTGCCCAGGCGCTCGGTCACGGTGTTGTAGTTCTTGATGAGGCTGTTGTAGGCTTGCAGATCGGCACTGGCTTTCTTGCCGTACTGATTCGCGCCATTCATGTACTCCTCGCTGCATCCGTCCGCGTTGATGGATTTTTGCAGATCGTCGAGTGTGATTTTCATGAATGCCGCGTTCTGGATCAGCGGCTCCACAATCGCCATCTGATTTTTAGGCAGCTCGGCGTAGTGTGCCATAATCCTGTTATACTCCTCTTGAATTAGAGTAGTTTTTGCTTTTCTCCCCACAACAACACCCCCCTTTACGCTCTTTTCAGTGCTTTTCCGAACTTTGGGGCCCGGTCTACCGCACCTCCGCTCGTTTTTTCGACCGGGGGGAGGTCACCACCTAGATGTCACTCGCCCCGCCGGGTCCACACAGTATCTACGCCGCGCGCCGTGGCGCTTTGCGTGACAGTCACGGCACAGCAGTCTCAGGTTGGACCATGACAGCGCCACTGCCGGGTCATTGATATTCTCCGGCGTCAGCTCGACCATGTGATGCACAATCTCACCGGGACGATACAGTCCCTTAGCCAGACAATCCTCACACAATCCGCCCACGCTGGCGGCGTACCCATCGCGGCAGCGCTGCCACGCTTTGCTCTTGTAAAACGCTTTGGCAAACTCCCGCATACTGTTTGCGTGTCCACACTGGACACGCGCTGCACCTCCACCCGCCGGGGCGTAAAATTATCATAGATGCCCAGTGGCGCGAGACGGAGTTTCTTTTGTCTCGGTGTAGGTGAGGCTCTCCCGCCCGCCGGGCATGACGGTCTATTGCCGTCCGTCATCCGCTGAGTTTAACCACATCAACGGTACTGCGTACCCGCACACAGGTCTTGCACCTGTCAAGGTTCATCCCGCCGGGGAACTGGGCGGGCGGCTGTGCGGTATGTTGCCGGTCTTTCCCGGCTGTCAGCTATTTCAAGGAGATTAACTATGGCCAGGCTGGCGGAATCGAACCGCCGGGCGTACCCGTAACCCTGCAACCTTGCAACCCAGTTATAAAAAAAATAGCCGCCCCGATGTGGGGCGACTATCCGCTTAGGAGGATTATGCAAACGAGCAAACCGCCGAGCATCAAGCCCCTACCTGCCCGACACCCTCAGCTTAACACACTGGGGCGGAACTGGACGGAACTAATTTTATAATTTTGAAAATTGCCCGCCGATGGAGCTTGCGCACATAGCGCTCAGTGATCCTCATGCACGCCGCGATCTGGCGGTTGGTGCGCCCGTCGATGTAGCGCATCTGTAGGACCTCGCGCTCCAGGGCATCCTCCAGCTGAGCAATGGCGCTCTCAATCTCCACCCTGGCAGCCTCGCCGTCCGTCAGCTGGGCGGCCAGCTTCTCGCGCCGGGTGTTGATGCTCAGCAGCGCACTGTCAATCTCACCGGCCCCGCCGGGTGGGCACAGGGCGCGGGCGTAGTCGGCGCGGCGGTTTTCTTCCCGGAGCCGTCCGCGCAATCGCGGCTCCACCCGCCGGGCATCGCGGTAGCGGTTCAGCCACGCGATGCACTCATCATAGGTCATTGGGCATCACCTCCCGGAGATGGTTCAAAGTCATCACATTCCAGCACAATGCCCGCGCCGTCCGTCTTTTCGACGCCGTAGCAGTATAGCTCACAGTCCAGGTTAAACAGCCCCTTATTGTGGGCGCACCCCTCGCACCTGTCAAGGTGCGGCTGGCTCATGCCGGGAATCCCACAAAATCCGCTGCTCATTTCTTTTTCGCCTCCCGCGTGGCCCGCTGGATGTCGTCGGCAATGTAGTTCTCAATGCCCGCGCCGGTGCTGTACCAGCGCTTGTACCATTCCAGCGCATTGATGTCTCCGTCCCAGCCTGCGCGCTCGCCGTTCGGCCCGAGGCGCACCGCGAAGCACTCGCGGTATTGGAAGCCGTCCACATGGCCTGAAAAGCGCGTCAGGTCATCCACGGCAATGATGAGCCGCCCGCCGTCTGCCATCTTCCGCTCACGGATCGTCAGGCCCAGGTCCTTCAGCCGCGTCACAAGCGGCCAGTTGTCGAACGCCTCCAGCTCCTGCCGGGCCAGCGCCTGCCACTTTCCGGCCTCACCCTGCCGGGTCCGTTCGGCGTCCTTTTTTGCTTTCCGCTCGGCCTTATATTTTTCAAGCGCTTTTTTGTCAATATAGCGGCTGCGCGCGGTGCGGTACAGTTGGGATGAATAGATGCAGCTCTTGGCGATGACCTCGTTCTGATCCGCCGGGTCCAGCTGTTCAACAGTGAACGATGTCCGCCCTGCCGGGGCGATGCGCAGGATAGCGTTGGCGACATTATCAGTCATGTCCAACGTCACGGTCTGCATTTTCTGTGCATCAAACTTGCCCCCGTCCGCATAATTCCACTCACAGCACTGGACGTAATCCAATCCCCTCAGCTGATCGGCCATGCCCTCATCAACAATGTACAGGATTGCGGCTTTCTGTGCCTCATCGCTCGCCTCCGGCAGGGGAGCATAGTTGTTTTTTGCGTATGTTACCTGCTGCACCTTGTACAGCTTGCTGCACTCGTAGGCCCGCGTCATGGTGATCTCGCCGCGCTCCACCATCGCCAGAACCTCCGGCACGCAGTTGTTAACGATGGCATTCAGCCGCCCCAGCGTACCGGTGCCATCTCCGGTGATGCGGCTCATCTCATCGCGGACGCGCCCTCCCAGGCTACCCGCCGCCTTTTTGCGTTCAAGCGCCTGTTTGAGGGCAATGTACTGCCGGAGCCGTTCGCCGTCGGTCAACTCGCGCGCCGTGGCGTTGGAGGTTATCAGCGCAATCAAGTCATCATCCGCGCCCTGGCTTTGGTGGATGACACAGGGCAGGACTTCAAACCCGGTCACACCCTCAGCCGTCAGCGCACAGCACGCGGTCCAACGGCGGTGTCCGGCCAGCAGCATATATTTACCGTTCTGGGCGGGCAGGACCTCCAGCGGGCTGCGCAATCCTCGCTCGGCAATGTCGGCCATCAGCATGGAGACGTCGCCGATCTCGTAGATGCTGTTTTCCGGGTTCGGCTCAATGTCAGCCGCCGGCAGCATGACGACCTGCATTTTCTGACCCGCCGGGGCGGCGGTTTTAGCGCCGGCACCGAGAATATCATTGATAGAAAATCCCTTGCTCATGGCTCAATCCTCCTCTGTGTCCACGTTGGACACGATCTCGTCGACCTCACCGGCCAGCGCCTTGTAATCGTCCGTGGCCGTACATTTCGGCGCGAACTCCCGCAGCGGCTTGTGGGCGCTCTTGGCCTCGCTGACCTTGACCGTGTAGCGGATGACCGTTCGCAGCATCGGGACGCCCTGTGCGCTCAGCTGCCGGATAACGTCCGCCGCGTATTTGGTGCGACGATATTTTGTCATCATCGCGCCCATGATCTTAAGCCGCGGATTGTAATACATCTGGACGCGCTCGATCTGGTCGATGATCTCGTCCATGCCATCGCACGCCCACTCGTCACAGTCCACCGGGATGATGACCCAGTCCGCCGCGCACAGGGCGTTGATGCTGCCCATGTCCAGATCGGGCGGGCAGTCCAGCAGGCAGTAGTCGTAATTCTCGGCCACATGCTCCAGCGCATCCCGCAGGCGGTACTGCTGCGGCTCGGTGGTATCCATCAGGATCATGCGGTTGGCTCTGAGCAGCCGCATATCACCGGGCAGCAGGTGGACGCCGGGCAGGCCGGTATCCTCGACGATAGCGGCGTTGGCGAAGCGCTCGCCCAGCAGCACCTCGGCCACCGATAGGCGGTCATAATCGAGCCAACCGAAAAACTTACTTGTGTTGCCCTGTTTATCCAGGTCCACCACCAGAACGCTCTTGCTCTTGGCGGCCAGCTCGGCGGCCAGGTTGCAGGCGGTGACGGATTTCCCGACGCCGCCCTTCAAGTTGATAATTGCAATGCTGATCATAGTAATCCTCCTGTCCCGCCGGGGCGGCGGGTGTTATTGCGGCCAGTTCATCTGGTCGATTTCTTCAAAATCTTCTTTCGGGGTGGGCTGCCATTGATGGTATTGGGGCTGCCATCTCATGGACACAACGCCCGTTGGCCCTTCTCGGTTCTTGGCGTACATAACGGCGGCATCTTGATAGGCGTCCTCGCCGCGCAGCTCCTTGCTGTCCTCGGGCTTGCGGTTCTCCAAAAAAATCGCGCTGTTGGCGTCCTGCTCGATCGTGCCGGAGCCGCGCAGATCCTCCAAATTGCAGAAGCGGCCCTCGTTGCCCTTCACGCCGGCGCGGTTGATCTGGCACAGCTCCACGATGACGATGCCCATTTTCATGGCGGCTACTTTCAGCCGCCGGGTGATCTCGCTGATACGCTGATACTCGGTCTGCCGGGGGTCGGTGGGGCTTAACAGGCCGATGTGGTCGATAAAAGCGATGTCGGGCTTGTGCTGGATCAGCTTGGCCTCCAGCCCGTCAATAGTGAGGTTGCTGTCCGCGTCCAGCATCATGTTGTGATGCTGCCGGAGCCGGGCGGCGGCGTTGTCGATAATCTGCCGCTCGTGCGGGTCCAGATTCTTGTTGGTGATCTTGCCGGAATCAATCCGCGCCACTTTGGACAGAATGCGGTCCATCAGCGCCTCAGCGGTCTCCTCCAGGGTCAAGTAGTAGACCTTGTATTTTTTGGACAGGCGTGACGCCAGGTTGAGCGAAAAGTCCGTTTTGCCGCACCCAGGCCGCCCGGCCACAACGCACACACGCTGCCGACCAAAAACGCCGTACCTGTCCAATTCAGGCCAGCCCAGTTTTAGGCTGTCGTCCGGCTCATCCAAGCGGGCCAGGGCGGAATCAAGCACCGCGTCGAAGTCTCTGGCCGTGCTGTCGGTCTGGGTGCTGAGGATTGCGTCCTGCATCGCCAGGGTGCGGCGCAGCTGGCGGCAGATGCCGTCACTGTCCATCGCATCTTTAGCCAGGCACTTCATCAGATCGCCGCTCAGCAATCTGTAGCGGTGATCCTCAAGTATCTGTGCGGCATAGCTGCCGATGTTGGAGACGCTGGGGCAGGTCTCGGCCATCTGCATGACGGCCACTTTCACATCATCCGCCGGGCGTCCGTTGGCCGCTGTGTTAATGACCGTGATGACATCCACTGGGCTTCCGCTGTAGATCAACTGCTGGATCGCCGCGAAAATGTCGTGACAGACGCCATCCTCAAACATAGCCGGGACCATTCTTGTGACGTAATTCCGCGCGCCGTCCGGGTTCATCAGCGCCGCGCCAAGAAACGCGCGTTGCGTTGTCTGCTGGCGGGTCAGGTTTGCTTGTTGCATCGTTCAGCCTCACAAAAAATCAGTGATGTCGGTGTCCGGCCCGATCTCACGCGGGCGGTCTGCCGTGTTGGCGGGGCGCTGGGCCGGGGCTTTATCCACAAAATCATCTTTCAAGGGGAAAAGCCCCTCCCAGCCGCGCAGGATGCTCTGCTCCAGCACGGCAGCCATGTAGCCGTAGCGGTCACGGACGCCAGCCTCATCGGCCAGCTGGATGAGCTTGCTGCAGGCCAGCTTGGCGGCGTTGGCCGTCAGGGGGTGCTTGCCGGCCGCCCGGCTCTCAGCAAAGGAGAGCAGCGCAGCGGTCAGGCGGTCATCCCCGGGGAAGGCCTCCTGCAGAATATCCGCGGCAGTCTCCCTCGTGCGCGCGCCCGCCCGCGTATTGTTCTCTCTTGTATTATTATTCTTGTATTGTTCTGGGTGACATTTTTGTCGGGGGGTAGGCGACATTTTTGTCGGGGTGGGTGCGACATTTTTGTCGCCCGCCGACACCGGGTGTCGCTCACCGACATTTTTGTCGGGGTGGTTTTCGGCGCATACATCCGGCACGAGGCCGACCAGCGGGGAAATGTACCGCTGATTGGCTGCGCCGTCCCGGGCGTAGCTAACGGCCACATAGCCTAGCTCCTGCAGGTGCTTCACCCAGCGCTGGACTGTGCGCTCCGTTGTGTCGTACAGCGGGCAGAAGTAGGCGTTGCTCGCGTAGCAGTAGCCCGTCTTTTCGGCCAGAGAGGTGATCTCTGCGTAAAAAATCTTTTCGGCGGGCTTCAGCCGCCGATCATACCGCACCGTGGCGGGGAGAATGGCGAAAAATCCAGGATTGTCCATAGGTTCTGCCTTTCTAAAAACGGCTGACCTTAACACAGGGGTGCGCCGCGCTCTTTTCGGCGCATCCCTGCAAGGTCATTTTTCAATTTTTCAACGTTTAAAAGGGGAGGTCGCCCTCATCCTCGATCATGGCGAAGTCGTCACCCGGCCCCTGGTTGTAGGCCGGTGCCGAACCGGTGACGCGGGGCTGGCCCGCCGGGGCAGGGGAGGGCTGGCCGGTGCTGTCCGCCTTGCTGCCGCAGAAATTGATGTTGTTGGCCACAACCTCCAGCACGGTGCGGTTGGTGCCGTCCTTGGCTGTGTAGGTGCGGCTCTGGAGCCGTCCATCCACCGCTACCATCTGGCCCTTAGTGAGCCATTTATAGGCGAACTCGGCAGCGCGCTCCCATGCAATGACGGGGATCCAGTCCGCCACGCTTTTGCCGTTGGCGTCCTTGCGCCCGCGATCCACGGCCAGAGTGAATGTCGCCACCTGCTTGCCCGTGTTGGTCTGCCGCAGCTCCGGGTCCCGGGCCAGACGGCCCTGCAATGCACAGATATTCAGCATCAGATCATCACCACCACACTGCCGCGCTCCACCAGATCGGCCAGCTGCTCGCCCAGATAGGCGGCGATGTTGCGCTTGGCCTCCAGCTTCCACGCACCGCCGTCAGCCTCGTACAGTGCCGGGCGGCCATCTTTGTCGAGACGCAGCAAGAAGTCGCTGGCGGGCTGCTCGACCTCAAGGAAAGTCCGGTAGGGCTGCAGGTGGACGATGGGCTGCACCGTCTGCTGCTCCTTCAGCACCGCGCCGGTGCGGACACTGACCTCTTGGCTGATCCCGTTGTCCACACTGGACACTCCCTGATTGACGTCAATGCGGCTCAGCAGGGCCAGCAGGTAGTCACGGTCATCGGTGACAGCGTACAGGCTCTGCAGTTCGATAACGGCGTGTTCCTGGCTCATGTATTTGTTGACAGAAATGCTCGGCACATCGCTCACGGCCTCATACAGCGGCAGGCGGCTGAACTCTGCGTATTCTTTATGCGTGTATGTAGTGTCCACCATGACCCGCCGGGCGCTGTCCACACACACATACAGCAGTGGTGCCTGGGCGATGCCCTCGGTGCGGATCAGCTTGACAAGCGCCTCCAGCGTGTCCACCGAGTACCGCACCGGAGACGGGACCTCCGGCTTGACCTCGAACAGATCGGCGGAGCAGAACTGATGCCCGCCGCGCGTTTCCAGGGTGAAGGGGGTCGCCAGCTCCACAATGCGGTCAATAGCGTCTTTCAAAAAGCTGTTTTCCATTGTCTTGTCCTTTCTGTGTGTTAATACCCGGCCCGGCCCACGCGGGCCATGGCGGGCATCGGGGCTTCATCCCCGTCCATGTCCACCTGTCCGGGGACCTGGGGCGTCATTTCGGCCAGCAGCAGGCTGCCGTCCCGCGCCTTGGTAATGCACAGGGCCGTGCGCACCGGCTGGATCGGCGCGAGGGCGGTCTTTGCCTGCGCATCCATGCCGATCTGCTGGCGGTAGTCGTCCGGGGCAAAGGTCAGCGTGATGGCGATCTTGCGCTTGGCGGTTGCCGCGGTGTTAGGGTCCATGATGTTCGCCACGACCCGCTCTACCCCGTAATCGGTGATTTCAGCAATCGCGCCCATCGCCATCTCCAGCACGCTCTTTTTGTTTACGATCTGGGGCATAAGTATCCTCCTAAATTTCTTCTCCGAACACCTTGGCAAAACTGCCGGGGCCGTGGAGATCATCAAAAGCAAATTGTGCCGCCTGTTCCAACTCCAGCCGGGCGGCGGGGTCAAAATGGACGCCCAGGGGCGGCTCATTGTGATGGTTGTGGCACAGCCAGACCTTGAGGCCGTACCGCTCAGACAACTCGCGCCGTCCGCGCCCGAATAGGATGTGATGCTCTTCCAGGCCGCGCGTGGTGCGCAGGTTGTAGAACCGTCGGCAGAGGTAGCACTCTTTATCGCTTTGCAGTATGCTTTTTGCCATGGCGCTCCTCCAGTCCGTTGACGGCATCCACCGCCTGACGCACATCACCAACAGGCAGCTCCACCGTCGTCCAGCGGCAGCCGCACATCATGCAGACGCGGCGGCGGTATATCCGCCGGGTCCCCTTGGCGCGGGTGTCGATGACGCGCACCTGGCTGCTGTTGCACTTAACGCAATTCATCGGCACGCCTCCAGTCCCGGTACTGCTCAGTTGTCTCGGCATCGTCCACGCCGGCCTCGGCCAGCCGGTCAAAGATTCGTTCGATGAAGTCGTGCATCTGCTGCCGGTCAAAGCTGCTGCTGCCCAGGCCCAGGCGGGCCATACAATAGCCATCGTCCAGCAGCTCCACCATCTGCACAACGCGGTATGTGTTGCGCAGGGCGGGCAGGGCCTTGACCGGCACGCGCCAGGTCTCGACCTCTGCGCCGAACTCTGCCAGCAGGTCAAGATAGCACTGTTCGGCGGTCACCCCGCCAGGGGTGCCGCCGCTCAACGCCAGCGCCAGCCTGTTCAGCAACGCCCACATGAGGCGGTTCTGATCCAGTGTGCGCTTGTTCTTCACCGGGCGGATGTCGACCTCCACGCATAAGGGCTGCCCCCGCGCGCGGCGCTCCAGTTCGGCGTGCATCCGCTGGGCCTCCAGGCGATACGCACCGTCAATCGTCAGCCCGTCCATGTCGTTGACTAAGGGCTGGCCCGTTGGGATATACCAAGCGGCCACATGGGCGATCAGCTGGCTTGCCATGTGATCACGCTCCCATCACGCTTGCGCACCCTCAGCGATGCCACGCTGCCGTCACCGTTGTATGTGATGTCGTCCAGGGTGAGGGCATCGTCCAGAACATAGCGCTCAATGATGTTGGTGCCGGGCTTGCCCTGGGGGACGATGTGGACCTTGCTGGCCGGGATGCGCAACGGCGGCAGATTCAGCACCCCCGCGCCGATGCTCCAGGCGGCGGCAGCGGCCAAAAAGCTGCCGTCTGCCTCGTTGGTGGGCGCGTCGCTGCTCACGCGGTAGGTGCTGGGGCAGGGGGCGTCCTTTGTGATGTCGGCCAGGGCCACGGCGCAGTACAGATACCGCCCACAAACGTAGTGCCGTACACTGTAGCCAGCCAGCCCGCCGGGCATACGCTCACAGCACTCCTCCAGATGGGCGCGCACGGCGTTGACATCCGGCCACAGCTTGATGCGCACGCCCTCGGCGTCCACCTCCAGGATGCTGAGCGTGACCTCGTCAGCTGTCAGCAGGGCGAGGTTTTTGGGGGTCTCGTTCTTCTCCATGTTTATCCTCCATTTCCGGGCCGATGTAGACACCGGCCTCATTGTAGTTGTTGGGGTCGGCCATCGGGCTGTCCCAGCCGCACACGGCCCCGCCGTACATGGCAGCAGCCTGGGCGCGGCTGACGCCCGCAGCCTCGTTCAGTGTGTCCACGGCCTCTTGCTCCACCACACCGAACAGGGCGCGCTCCCCGCGCACGATGCGGACGATGTTGTTGGTGTAGCGGCTCCTTGCGTAGGCGTAGGCGGGCAGCCCCGCCTCATCATAGGTCATTTTCATGGGCTTGGTCTCCTTTTTCGGTTTTGGCCGCTTGCGCGGCATACCGGCGGCAAGCGCCGGGTGTTTCTTTCTCCAGCTGCACACTCTATGTCGGATTGCCTCCGGCGTCACGGTCTGAGTGTAGCCCATCATCCCGCACACGCTGCTGATCCGCGCGCCGCCGTAGTAGTACAGGACGCTCTCCAGCATTGCCTCCGGCGGCACAGGGTTACAAATGCGCTCAACAGGCGGGCCGACGGGTTGCTTGTTTTGAGGGTGCGCCGCGCGGAATGTGTCAAGGCTTGTATAGCCCAGGCACTCCAGCAGCGTGTCCTCGGCCACGCTCAGGCACTCGGCGCAGATTCTCAGCTGGCGGCGGGCGTTGGTGCAGTTCCTAAGTCTGGATTGTACCCATGCCAGATCATCCGTTGTCATCAGCAAATTTGCCTCGCCAGCGCGGTGGCCGGGATGCGCTTGTCACGGCCCTGGCCGGTCCAGCCGTGCATATTGCGGCAGACCTTGCGGGCCGCCTGGGGGTCGGTGCCGTAGACGATGTGCGCGGCCTCGGCCACTGTCACCATCTCGCCAGCGGCCTCGTGCCGGATGCGCTCCAGCGCGTCCCGGTAGCCCTCTTTTTCTCGTGCCATAGTAGTCCTCCTTGTGTCCAGACTGGACACGCTGTGCAATTCTCGCAAAAATGCGAGAATCAGCCCAAAAAAATATCTTTTGCCTCTTTACCAGACAGCTTTAAAGCGTCAACGAGGCTGTGCATCTCGCCAACAGTAAACGCATCCACGCCACTCTTAGTCTTGCGATAAAATGTGCTGGGGTTCATGCCGATCTGAATTGCGAGTTCGTCTACCGTCAAATTGGCGGCGCTGATTTTCTGTTTCAACATCTGCATTTTATCAGTCATCTGTAATCTCACCTCCGAACTCGCATTATTGCGGGTTTGTCATTATAATAGCACTCGCAATAATGCAAGTCAAGTGTTTTATTGCATATTTGCAAGATTTTTTGTGAAATATACTTGCAAATTTGCAAGTATTAGTGTACTCTTATCACATAGGAGGCGCAACATGACAACAGGTGAACGTATAAAATGTCGGCGCAAAGAGTTGAGCATGTCAGCTGAACAGCTTGCCGAAAAAGTGAATCTTTCCCCAGCGACAATTTACCGATACGAAAAAGGCGATATTGAAAAGGTTCCTGCCGACATACTAAAGAAAGTTGCGCGGGCGCTTAATTCTTCACCGGCCTACCTCATGGGGTGGGAATCGGAAAATAAACCTCCCATCCCCGCCGGGTTCCAGCCCTTGCCTAAGCGTGATCGCGTGCCGCGCGTCGGGCAGATTGCGTGCGGCGAGCCTATAACAGCCGAGGAGAACATTGACGCCTATGATGAGGTCCCCAGCGTATGGCACGCCGACTTTACGCTGCTATGCCAAGGGGACAGTATGGAGCCTAAAATCAAGGACGGCGATGTCGTAGCCATCCACTGCCAGCCGATGGTAGAGAACGGCGAGATCGCCGCCGTCCTGATCGATGGCGAGGCCACCCTCAAACGCGTGTTTCTGTTCGATGACCACATCGAACTCCGCGCCGAAAACCCCACATTTCCGACTATCCTGCGCATCGGCGAGGATATGAACACCATTACCATCGAGGGCAAGGCCGTTGGTCTCTGCCGCAAATTGTAAGGAGGCTCTGTATGATTGTGTTGCATGGGCTACAGCATAAAGCCATAGGCGTGGGTGACGGAGTTGTTGTCATCAAAAGGGAAAAGACCCTATTTGTTGCCGAACGCCGCAAAGTCATCCCTATTTCGCAAATCACGGCTGTCAAAATAAAATCACCTGGCGCAATCACGAACGGCTACATCCAAATACAGCTTGCCGGTCAAACCACAGCCGATGCAAGCAACACTGTCACGGGCGGTACAATGGACGCCGCCAACGATGAAAATGCCGTGATTTTTACTGCTGAGTATCTGCCAAAAGCAGAGCGCGTACAGGCGGAGATCAACCGTCAGTTGGCTGAGCAAAAATAAAAATGCCCGCAGTGTTGGCGCACCGCAGGCATTCAAGATCAGCGTGTCCGGAGTGGACACAATACCGACCAGCATCTGTATTGTATCACCTCCGGACACGCTTGTCAAAGTGTATCTATATGGAGGTTGTACAGTATGCCAAAAGTAGCAAAGCGCGCCGACGGCCTGGTTGAGCGCTGCCGGATCATCAACGGGAAAAAGCGTCATTTCTATGGCCGTACTCTCAAAGAGGTACAGGCAAAGATTGACGCCGCTGTTGTGGAGGCGTCCGTCCGCAAGGAAAAAGGGGATCCGTTTGGCGATGTGGCCGAGGCTTTCTGGCGGGTCAAAGAACCGTCAATCAGATATGGCTCCCGCCG